CTGTTGAGCATTTTATTACAAATCAAACCAATGGTAATGTATTTGTTGATCTTTATGAAGTTGTTTCTAAATCTGATCAAGGTTTAAGTGCTGAGATTTCTACTCAACAAGAAATTACAACTCCTTTGGAGGCTTTTGATAATGGTCTTGCTCAAAATGGAATTAACAGTTTTGAAGATATTAATGGTGTTGCTTTTACATATCCTGGTTCTACTACCATGGGTGTAACTCCAAATATGTCTCAAATTTTTAAAGTTATGTTCAAGATTTTGAAGAAAACAACTTTATGTTTAGGTTCTGGTGAGACTGTTCAACATCAGTCTATTCATAAGCCTCATTATAAATTCGATTATGCAAGAACTCGATTTGAAGGGATTACTGCTTCTACATTTGAAGAAGCTTATGTCAGAGGTTTAACTGTATTTACTCTGGCTATTGTTCATGGGCAACCATGTGATCTTGATGCTGACGGTACTGTAGGATTGACAATTCCTGAAATTAATTGGACATCGAATGTGGTATATCGTAGTACTGCATTCCCTGCATCTAAAAATACAAATGCTTCATTTGCTGGTGGTGTTACATCTTTAGCTTCTGGTAAAGTATTTACTCAAACTGCTGAGCAAACAGCTGCTACTTCTTAATAAACAACGTGGTATTGGAAAAACGCATGGGTGTTTAGGTACCATGGGGGGCTTTATGCCCCCTTTGTGGTACCTAAAGACCCTGCGTCTTCTCTCTCCCAGCAGAGAGATAAACTTATAAGCTTTTAAGCGGATAAGCCCATGTGGCCCGAAGGGCCACGGGGGAGAGATATAAGATAGTGTATTTAAATACCACAGGGGCCTAAAGACCCCCGCGGTACTTAAATACCCTATCTCTCTCCAATAGGCAATAGTTCCAGAACATTATTACCTGGAACTATTGTGTCTGTGTTTCTTGTATGTGGTTTACCTTAAAGAAATACGATGAAAGACATAATTAAAAAATACCGTAATTTTTGCTTCACTATGAATAACTACGAGGATACAATCCTTGTAGATAGTATTGCTTGCAAATACATAGCTTATTCTAAAGAGGTGAGTTCTACAGGGACTCCACATCTTCAAGGCTTTATTTGTTTTGAGAATGCAACATCGTTGGGTTCTGTCATAACAAAGATGCCTGGGTGTCATATTTCCACCATGAATGGCTCATTGAGACAAAATGAATTGTATTGTTCTAAGGAGAACGATTTAATTGAACGTGGTGTGAAACCTTTATCAAATGATGATAAGGGGCGTTGTAACCAATTGCGTTATAAGCGTGCCTATGATAATGCTAAAATAGGTAATTTTGATGCTATCGATGCTGATATGATGACTCGACATTATAATACGTATAAACGTATTCATATTGATTATCATATTAAACCAGCTCCATTGCCTGAAGTAACAGGGTTATGGATCCATGGACCTGCTGGTGTTGGTAAGTCAAATTGGGTGTTTAAGACTTATCCAGATCATTATATTAAATCTCGTAACCAGTGGTGGCAGAGTTATCAACTTGAAGATGTTGTTTGTTTGGATGATTTAGGTTACACCGATTCTTCCAAATTGATTTCTTACTTGAAAGACTGGGGTGGCCAGTATCCATTTCAAGCAGAAACTAAAGGAGGATCGATGCAAATAAGACCAAAGCTCTTTATTGTTACCTCTCAATACTCTATTGAGAATCTGTATCGTGGAGATGCAGATACAATTGCAGCTTTGAAACGACGATTTACGATTATGCCTATGGAGTTTAATAATGTATGTGAATGATAATAAACGTTATGCCTAAGTATCGTCGTGCTATGCCTAAGTCTGTTAAGGGCCCTTATGCTAATAAGGGAAAGAAATTTAGTAAGAGTTCGTATAAGAAGAAGACTCGACCTAAACGACCTGTGGTTAAGGTGGCAAAGGTGGATGCCCCTAAGAAGATTGCTACTTCTCATTGGAAGTCTACAGGCGGTGAGTTGCTTGGTAAGCCTAAACCTATGAAAGGTGAGGCTATTTCAACTTCTATTTTTACTAAAACTAGTACTGGTCGTATTAAAGGAACTGATGGTGGAGCTGGTCAAGTAGCTGCTCTTATGACTGCTGTGTATCCTCGTACGGATATCATGGCTATCAGAGGTTCTTTATCTACTGAAATTGGTGCTGATGCTTTGAATACTGCAATTCCAACATTGCCTAATTTTACTCAGTATAATCAACCTATTGCTCTTTTTAAAACAGCAACTGTTGAGCATTTTATTACAAATCAAACCAATGGTAATGTATTTGTTGATCTTTA